CAAACTTATATGATACGTTTGATACTACTGGTATTCGAGAGGACTTAGTGGATGTAATTTACAACATTTCTCCAGAAGATACTCCAATACTATCTGCAATTCCTAGAACTGCAGCTAAATCAACTAAACACGAATGGCAACTAGACGCATTAGCTGCACCTGCAACTAACGCAGTTATTGAAGGTGACGATGCAACTATTGATGCTATGGTAGCAACAAGTAGAGCATTTAACTTTTGTCAAATTTCTGACAAAGTAATTGCACTTTCTGGAACTCAATCTGCAGTAGATGCTGCTGGTAGAGCTGATGAAATGGCTTATCAAATTGCTAAAAAATCAAAAGAACTAAAGAAAGACATGGAGTTCGATATTATCGAGCCTAATGTTCAAGCTGCTGGTTCTGCAACTGCTGCTAGAGAGCTAGGATCAATTCCTACTTGGATTGCAAGTAACGGTGATGCAGGAACTTCTGGTACACTTTCTACTGGTTCTGGTACTGACTTACCTGGTTCAGGTACAGACAGAGACCTTACTGAAGCTATCCTGAAAACAGTTATCAAAGAAGTTTATACTTCTGGTGGTGACATGGATATGCTAGTATGCCCTCCATCTGTAAAACAAGTTATATCTGGCTTTAATGCTAATACAACTCGTTTTGGACCTGCTGGTGATAAAACTGAATATGCTGCGATTGACGTTTATTCGTCTGATTTCGGTGATGTTAACATTATGCCAAACAGAGTAATGGCTACCACAAACGCTCAAGATGTATTTCTTATCCAGCGTGATATGATGGCTACTGCTTACCTAAGAGATTTCGAAATTCAAGATCTTGCCAAAACTGGTGACTCTGAAAAGAAACAACTTTTAGTTGAGTATACTTTGGAAGTTAGAAATGAAGCCGCACACGGTATCATTTTAGACATTAACCAATAAGACTAATTAGGGGGAGTTTCGGCTCCCCCTTTTATTTATAAGGAAAGAATATGAAAGCTCCAACAACATTTAAAATGGGTGCAACGCAAACTGTAGCTGTAGGTGCATCTTCTGCTGCTTCAAATGCAATAAATGCACAGACAAGAGATCTTAGAATTGTTACTACTGTAGATGCTTATGTAGAAATATCTTCTGCACCTACTGCTAGTTCATCATCATTTATTTTACCAGCATTTACTGTAGAGTATTTTAGATGTTCAGGTTCTGATAAAGTAGCTGTGTTAAGAGTCGGTGCTGTAACAGGTACTGCTAGAGTAACAGAACTTAGTCAGTAATGAGACCAGGATTTATATCTATACGAAGTCAAGATAGATACCGTAACCGTAGGACAGATGTACCTAATGATTCCCTGAATCTAGAAGATTTAACATACCTATTATTAGAAACAGGAGACAACATTATACGTGAAGATGGTGTCGGTGTTTCTTACTTTACTGATACTCCTATTCAGAACTAATGAAATTTAGTGAATTGGTAGAATTATTAAAGATTAAAGAAAAAAGTTTTGAACAACAAACTAAGAATAAACAAAGAACAAAAATTTTAAGAAAGAGGATTAAACATGGCTGATAGTAAGATTAGTGCATTGACAGCGATAGAAGTGACTGCATCAGATGATGTATTAGCTATAGTAGATACCAGTGCAACTGCCACTAAAAAAACAACTTTAGAAACTATATTTAGAGGAATACCTGTAAGCGTAGGTGTTAACGAAAGCACACCACTTGCTAAGTTGCACGTAGTAAGAGATGCGGTAAATCATTCAACGCAAAGTTCACTAGCACCAATATTTGTTGAGGATGATACAAGACCAGGTATTTTTATTTCAGGTAATTTAAACAACATAGGTATTATACAATTTGGTGATAACTCAGCAATTAACTCTGGTGAGATTTTTTACGATCATAGTGCTGACAAATTTAGTCTAAGATGTGCAGGTACTGTACAAGCAACTTTAGCTGATGGTGTATTTGCTCCAGAAACAGATTCAGATGTAGATTTAGGTACAACTTCTTTACGCTTTAAAGATACATTTGTAGATACTATTACAACTACTGAAGCAATTAATGGTGCATTAAAAAGATGGACTGTCAAAACTTCTGCATACACAGCAGTAGCTGGCGATAGACTATTAGCTGATACTGCAACTACAGCTGCATTTACAATTACATTACCTTCAGCACCTGCTGTTGGAGATGAGATACATATATTAGATAGTGCTGCAAACTTTGATAGTGCTAACTTAACAGTAGCAAGAAACGGTAAAAAAATACAAGGAGCAACTGCTGACTTAACTTTAACTACAGAAAATACAGGTATTGGACTTGTGTTTATGTCTGATACTTATGGTTGGAGAGTATTGGTAGATGCTTATGCAGTAGATACAACGGAACTGTAATATGGTTGATATATATAATCCTAATCAGGATATACATATAGACAGAGGATCAAGAAAACTTGTTGTTAGAAGTTCTCAAGATGCAACCCCAATACTTGCACAAAATAAATTATTTCGTAATCATGTACCTGAAGCACAAAAAGGTGAGTTTCAACGTATTGCACAGATACCAGTAATTGCTTTAAAGTTAAAAACTAAAGAAAGATTTGGTCATTCTAATTTTTACAAATTAGACAATGAACAACAAAAAGCTCTTATACGAGAAATGGTAAATAGCAGTGAGTATATGTATTTTAGAACAGGAGATAAACGACTATAATGGCTTTAGATACATACGCAAATTTAAAAACTTCTATTGCTAATTTTTTAGCACGTGATGATTTAACTTCAGAGATTGATGATTTTATTGATCTTACTGAGGCTGACTTTAATCGTAGATTAAGAATTAGAGATATGGAAACATCTCTTGCTTTTACCATAGATACAGAACAAGAGTCTTTACCTACTGGTTTTTTACAAGTAAGAAGTTTTGTTTTAGGAACAGATCCAAAAACTGCATTACAACTTATGTCTCCTTTTCATCAAGCTGAGACACAAGGATCTAGCACGACTGGAAGACCAAGAGCATATTCTATTGAAGGTTCTAAGTTTAGATTTAGTCCTGCCCCAGATGCTTCATACAGTTCTACTATAGTTTTTTACAAAGCATTTACTGCATTGTCAGCATCCAACACATCTAATAATATTTTAGATAAATTTCCTGATGTATATTTATATGGTGCATTGTATTTTGCTAGTACATTTATTCGTGGTATGGATCCACAAACTGTTGCACAGTTTAAAGGTCAATACGAAGCTGCTCTACAACAAGTAGAAATGGCAGACGAGAAAGATAAATATAATGGTACGCCTTTAGTACAAAGATCAGGTATTAATATTAACAATTTTGATAACGTAAAATAATGCAAGTACCTTTTGGAGAATGGCTACCTGACCTACCAGATCACGTAAATCCTGGTGCAACTCAAGCTAAGAATGTATTTCCTGCTGTAAACAGTTATAGACCATTTAATTCTATATCCAACACATCAAGTAATGCACTTACAGCTAGAGGACAAGGTGGTAGAGCCTTTAAATCAGATAGTGGTGTTGTTACTATATTTGCTGGAGATGCTACTAAACTATACAGATTAGTTGCAAACTCTTTTGTAGATGAAAGTGGTGGCACTACATTTAGCACGGCTGCTGAAGGATATTGGGATTTTATTCGTTTTGGTGAAACAGTTATTGCTTTTAATGGTATAGACGCACCTCAAGCATGGACATTAGATACATCATCTGACTTTGCTGACTTAGCAGGATCGCCTCCAACATTCAGACACGCTGCAGTTATTAATAATTTTGTTGTAACAGGGTTTACTCCTACTGCACAAAACACATTAAATTGGTCAAGTTTTAATGATCCGACTGCATGGACTGCTGGTGTTAATCAGGCTGATACAGAAACACTACCTGAAGGTGGTGGTATCACAGGTATTACTGGTGGACAGTATGGATTAATATTTCAAGAAAATAGAATTACCAGAATGGATTATCGTGGTGGTAATACTGTATTTTCTTTTAGACGTATTGAAGAAAACAGAGGAGCTATACAAGGCAAGAATGTAGTTCAGGTTGGTAATTTAGTTTATTTTTTATCTGAAGATGGTTTTTATGTAACTGATGGACAAAATTCTAAACCTATTGGAGCTAACAAAGTAGATCGTTTTTTCTTTGGAGATATTAAAGATTCTCTTAGAGAAAGAATACATGGATTTTATGACCATGAAAACAAATTAGTTATGTGGTCTTATCCTTCTGCTACTGGATCTAGTACAGCAAATCAAAATGATAAACTAATTATATATCACATTGCTAGTGATAGATGGTCTCAAGTAGAAATAGATCACGAAGTTATTATAAGTTTTTTATCTCCTGGACTTACATTAGAAGAACTAGATGATTTTCCATCTGCTGGTACAGATAATATAGATGCTATTACAGTATCATTAGATTCTGCACAGTTTATTGGTGGTATAAGAAGTGTAGGTGTATTTAATACAAACCATAAATTAGGAACATTTGAAGGATCTGCATTAGCTGCAACTATTGGCACTGGAGAGACTGAAATATTTAGTCAAAGCAGATCATTAGTAACACACGTAAGACCAATGGTAGATACAAGTGCTGCTACTGGTACAGTAAGTTTTCGTAATAGAGTTGCTGACTCTGCTACAACTACAACTGCTGCTACTATGCACAGCACAGGAACAATACCGTTTCATAAATCAGCAAGATATTTTAAATTTAATCTCGTTATACCTGCAGGATCAACATGGTCTGATGCACAAGGTTTAGACGTAGAAGCAATCAAAGAAGGCTATAGATAATGACATTTTTAGAACAACTACAAGAATCTGCAGGATTATTAGGAAATCAAATACAAAACGTAAAACCTTTTGGTAATTACGATCCTACTTTGGCTTCTGATTATGTTGGTGGTCCTATGGGATTAATTCCTCAGAACAGATTTGTAGGCAATCAATTTCAAATGCCTTTTCCTGGTGGTGAATCATACACTCCTGGTGCTATGGCACCTGGTGGTTACAATCCATTACCTTATATTCCATTACCTTTTAATCAAGGCAATGTTACTACTACACAACCTGGTATTTTAGAACCTAGTCAAGGGTTAAAAACTCAAATTGGTGGTGGAGGTGGTGAAAGATTTTTTGATCCACTTAGCCCTATGGATTTAAAATATCAAAATCCAAGTTTAAGAGGAATACTTGAGAATGAATACGAAGGTAGAAACATTGGAGACAAATTTACTTTTAGTCGTGATTTACCTTTTGGTGAAGCATACGATCAATATGGAAGATCAAGAAATATAGGAGCTACATTTCCAGGAGCAGTACAAGGTATAGCAAATTTTGTAACTGGTGGCGGTCTAGTAGGAAGAACACTTAAAAGTTTACTAGGTATGGATGAAAATACAGTAACACCTGAAACTTTAGAAACATTTAGACAATTAGAAGAAAGTGGACTTCTCGGAGTGGAGAAAAACAAGTTAGCTGAAGAACAAAAAAAATTAGAAGTACGAAAAGAAATTGCTAAACTAGCTAAAGAAAAAGAACAAAAAGGTGGTGGATATAGTCCAAGTCAAGGCACAACAGGACCAGGTGGAAAAGTTGGTGGAGGCTCTCAACCTCAAGGTCCAAAAGGAGGCGGTCGAGGTCAAGGTGGTCGAGGTCAAGGCGGTTCTGGCAGTGGACCTGCTGGTGGACAAGGACAAAGTCCTGGAGGGCCAGGTAAAGGACGTAGTTCATCAAGAGGACCAGGATATGGTGGCGGAAGATAAATGATAATTATAAAAATTTTAAAAGAAGAAGCATAATGGCTAGTAAAATAGACCTACAATATGTCTATCAAAACATTGACTCTAATGCTGAGTTTCAATTAGTTGTAGAAGAATTAACTAATCAATTAATACGATACCATAACGATGAAAATCAGGAGGTTGTATCATGGTTTCTTGCGTAACTTGCGATCACGAATGTC